CCCGTAAAGGGTCTCTTGGTAGCTTGAAACGCTACCTGAAAGGTCTCACAAACCGGACAATAAAACTCCGGCTTTTGGGACTGATACAGCGCCGTCTGGAGGTGCAGAAGATCGTAGAACAGATGACACATGCTATTCCGTGTCCAGAGCTGTCCCAGCGTAAGCTGAGCCAACTTTGTTGCCTACGAAATCTCGTTTCTCCAGACACCACTAACAAGTGTAACGCTGTATTTCACGTTCCAGGGTCCTAACAGATCCTGCTGTGCAACCTCTTTAAGGATCTCGCATGGTAGACTTGCATAAGCTTTCGGTAAAGGTCAGGAAGTGGTGCATAACAATTCTCAACCTAGTATACCCTGTTTTTGTGGGTGTACTACTTGGGATTGTCCTTGTCCCGCTTTTCCTGATTATCTTCATCGGGCTTAAGCTGCTATTCATGCTTGTCCTCTAGGAGGGATCGCCTATATGAATGAAGTGAAAGCTCGTAAGAGCGATCGCAACAAACGTAGACGGCGAGCTGTAATCTGGTACAACAGGTACTTATGGCGAAGGCGGAGGGCCAGCATTATGAGTCGAAAGACTCAGAAGGCGAGGCCCAAAGCAATAGCCAAACCTGTGATGTTACCGACCCCTGTGAAAAGGGTTGTGAAGATTACAGCCAAGCGGACTAAGTACGTGCGCCCCGCGCGAAGAGCGAAGGGGAACAGTACTTATAAAAGTCCCTACACTAAGAGCAGTACACTCACTCGGAAATGGTATCACTATTCCGGATGGGCTCTGCCGCTATCTCAACAGCCAAACACTTCGGTGAGAACTAGCAATTTTTCTCGCTCGAAGACTGGTCGCTACCTGCCAAATTGGCGGGCGGTTATCAGGGCTGGAGGGAATGCGACAACTGCCTTTAGTGCTTGGATGTCCGCACCTGATTACTCCGAAGCCGAGATAAAGTTTTATCACGACTACCGGATTAATCAGTTCAACCCGTGGGTGTCGAGCTATACCCGTGACAACTTTGTTAATTATATTAACATCGATGCCATTGGTTCGCACGCCGTTCCCGGGGTGGCACAGAAGGCTCAAGACCAGGCAGCAATCCAGCTGGTTAAGAAGATCCACCAAGCCCGCCATCAACTTCAGGGCGGGGTTATTCTTGGACAGATCGACAAGACCGCAAGACTGCTGATTGGAACCGCGAAAGACTTGAAGCAAGGTGTGTTTAGTTACCTAGCCAAAGCCGTAGGAATACGGCGAGGCAAAGGATCTAACCGCTCTAAGCGAAAGGCAATCGCGAATTCCTACCTCGAGGCGACATTTGGGTGGCAACCGCTACTCTATGACGCTAAAGACTTGGCAAAGACCTTGGGGCGTCTTTCCACGGAAGTGGATAAGACTTACCTTAAGGCCGTTGGCGAGTGGGCGGAGCAATCTGCCCAGAGTTCATCTGTAGTTCCAGGCGTGGGCGGGATGTACGCTCGTGTTAACGAGAATACATACACCCAATCGCGTGTGGTCTATAGAGGAACTCTTCGAGGACAACCCTACGAGTTGGGCAAACCCCCTCTAGAGAGAATAATCTCGATGAGTGGTTTTGACCTTCGGAGCTTTGTTCCCACAATGTGGGAGCTTGTTCCTTTCTCGTTTCTCGTCGATTACTTCACAAATATCGGCGATTGTCTTCTATCCTGGACAGCTGATACTGATCTTGTCAAGGTGCTCTGGCGAACTCAAACAACGGAGACTGTCCGAGAAACTCGGATAAGTCCGCTGTATGATTACTCGCTAGGGCAGCTTAAAGCAAACCTTGGCACGAACGGTAGAAGCTACTCGGGGTCGAAGAGGGATGGTCTCAGTACGGTTATCTACCGTACTGTTTCTCGAGATGGCGCGCAAGTACCATTGCTGGTACCCAAGCTTACTGGATTGGACCTTCCGTGGAGGCAATTTGCCAACATAGGGGCCTTGATCCAGAACTTCTCGAAGCGTTAACTACTTAGAGCATCCTGCTTTAGGTAGAACTTGTGGTGCTTACCCAATGGAGTATCTCATGTGTACGCTAGATGTTACACTCAAAGCTAGAATCACCGCTGAGCTCGTTAAGGTCAATATGGAGATCAGGTACCTTCGTAGGGAACTTAAATGGTTCCAAACGAAGCCCTGGTATCCAAATGCCATAGCTGAGTTTCAGAGTGACCTTCGCCGCGAGATGGAGCATCGACGCGCATTGCGTGAGATGCTTCGTAGGGTTTGATCACTTTCCAAAGAAAGGAAACCACATGTCGTGGTCCCTTACCTCGCCAATCACTGGCGGGGCTCAGACGGGCTTCACTTCGCCCACTTACACGCACGTCGCCGATGTGGCGCCGGACGTGAACGGTAGGCAGGTAGCGGTCTCCGCTCTGGGCGGTACGCAAACTGGGGTGACGGTTCATTCCGTCGCATCACCTTTTACGGTGACTATCGTCAGGCCCAAGTCGTTCAAACAACTCGGTCCTGTCGTACCCAACACTGGCCTTGTGGCTCGTGTACCGAAGAACAGCTGGAAGATCATCGTCCGAAAGGGCGTGACTCCTCTGGCTGGGCAGCCTGCTGCCCTCATGGTCATCAAGATTGATATTGATGTCCCTGCGGGAGCAGATACTGCAGACGCGGCGAACATCCGTGCGGCCATTTCGGCTGCGGTGGGTGCCCTGAACCAGCAAAGTGCTGGCTTGGGTGATACCCTGGTGTCCGGCGTGCTCTAACGGTACATAAGCCCTTTGTCAGGGCGTAACAACCTAGCGGAGGCTTTATGCGTGATTGCGCTAACCTGCGAGAGGCTCTTGCAGCTGACCTGAACGTCCAGGAACACATGCTAACATCAGATATGTCCCTGGAAGCCGCGAACAAGTTGTGGTTACTCAACTCATTCTGGAAGAAGTTCCAGGATGAAATTGGGCCGGATGCAGATGCGTCATGCTTGAAGCTCTTTAAAGAGAGCAACGAGCGGTGCCGCAACTTTGTCCTAAAGCCACAATCTGTTCAAGACGAGGAGGTAATCGGAGAAGTAAAATCTCTCTGGATTGATTTCCTCGGAAACGGTGTCGAGTCGCACCTGAAGTTATCCGATATTTTGGATAACATCGGGGTCGGCCCGGGTGCCAATGTTGGGGCAAGATCTTACGACTTCTATGTGAAGTTGTTTGATTCACCCCTGACTGGAACCTCAGAGCAGCTGTATCGGCTCTACCGGTATGCCATACAGGCTAACCCAACGTGGTATCGCGCCGAGGTGGCGCGGGAACAGCGTTATGGGCACCGTATGGTACAAGGTAACCGTCTGTCCTATGTTCCGAAGACGTCGGAAGTCTCGAGAAGTATCTGCACCGAACCCACGCTGAACATGTTAGTTCAGAAGGGGATCGGTTTCTCACTTGAGAAGATGCTTAAACGGATGTTTCGTATTGATTTATCCGTACAGCCTAATCTCAATAAGAGAATGGCGAGGATAGGTAGTATTGATGGCTCCTTCGGGACCATCGACCTATCGTCCGCGTCAGACAGTATATCGCTCCAGATGTTGCAACAGGTCATTCCGGAAGAGTTACTCAACTGGTTGATCTTAGCAAGATCGCCCAATGTCATCTACCCAGATGGCACTGCGGAGGAGCTGTATATGGTGAGCTCCATGGGGAATGGCTTTACTTTCCCTCTGGAAACTCTCCTTTTCTCGAGTATCGTAGTCGCCTGTTATCGTGTTCTCGGTATTAAGCCGAAATACGATCGGAACGGCCCGTTGAATTGGGCTGTCTTTGGTGACGATATCATTGTCCGAAAGGACAGTTATGATTTCGTCATTAGAGCGCTCAAACTCTTTGGGTTCACACCGAACGACCAAAAGTCGTTTAACTCCGGTGACTTTCGAGAGTCTTGTGGCGGGGACTACTATAGAGGCTTCGATATTAGAGGCGTCTATGTAAAATCCCTTAAAACAAGTGCCGACATCTACTCCACCGTAAATCGGTTGTTGAGGTGGTGTGCGAGAACAGGTGTCTTTCTACCTCGAACGTTGTCGTTGCTCAAGGGGATGGTTAAGGAATTACCAATCCCTCTGTGTGACGGCGATGCCGAAGGTATTAAGGTGCCTTACCCGCCCACCGATATGAAGAGGCGCTCTGATGGCGCATATTGTTACTTTGCGCTTGTCAGGATGCCGAAATCATATCGCATGCCTCTAACCCCCGAAGAGCAGCGCTGGTTCCGGTTGCATCAACGTAGGCGAGAAATCACCTACAATGCAAACGGGATCCTCGTTGCACTCGTTGGAGGATTCGTCCGGAACGGCCGTGTTATTGTCAGAGATGACGTTAACATGGTTAAAATCCGTCGCCGTGTGATTTATCACTGGCCTAATACTGAGATAAGGAGTGACCTGAGAAATCGAGTCACTCACCTCGCCCAGTATCAAGGTTTAGGTGGTTATGTCACACTGCCGGTAGATCGTAATGATCTAGGATATGAATGGGTATTCATGTCCGAACTGTACTCCCAATTGGAGTCCAGTCCCCGCCGAACAGATAGTACCTAACTCAACTGAGTTACGGTTGTTCGGCGCCCCAGAGGCCTGAGTTGATCGGGTGAGAGGCAGTGATCCTGCTTCTCTCATCCTAAATCAGCC